GAGAAAAGGCAATACAGTTCCTAAAATCTCATAGTACCAATGGAAGTAAAAGGGTTAATTGACTCTTTTAACTTTAGTAGTAACCATTTAGAAAGTTATCTTACTGGTGGAAATTATAGCATACAAATAGTAAATAGATAAAAAACCCTACTAATAAAAAACCCTCTTAGAGTATCTATTGATTGTTGTTTTAATACATAATCAAATTTATATAACATAATTATTTATGTAATTTACACTCTTAACTATTGACATTAAATATAAGTTAGTGTATAATTGGTAAGTTTAAAAGATAAAGGACTTTAAAATGGATTATGATAATTTTCTGAAGCTATTAAAAGAAGCAAATTTAACTAAAAGTGAATTTAGAGAGTTTACAAAAACCAAATTAGGTACTTACAACGGTTGGGGAACAGCTAGATTGGGGAAAAAAACCCCATCTTGGACTAGAAGTTGGCTCAAATTATATATCGATAACAAAAATAAAGATATTGTTATCGAAGCCCTTAAAAGTTAAGATACTTTTTGCATTTTGTGGTGGCTTTTACAGCTTAAAAATCTACATCAAAAGATTTTTGATGTTATTATCTTAAAGGATAGAAAAATGAAAGAAGTTAAATTTTTAGGAAATTCGTACAACAGAGAAGTAGATTTAGCAGAAGCATTGGCTACGATTGTTATGGAAGATTTAGTTGATGAGGGTATTCAAATGTCAGTTATGTACCTTTCAAAAACTAATGAGATAGATGTTGAAGTGAGAGGATGGAATAATGGTGATTATATAAGTGTTTATAATGAAACTGGATTTAACAGTAACAACGAAATCACGAGAGAAACATTGTTTATTTTTACTGAAGAATATGCAGACGTTGAAGAGGGTGGCTATGACGACTATGAGCAGTATATAGAAATAAATGCAGAAAGAATTATCAGTCAAATAGCTGAAAAATTAGAAGACTGTGAGAGTTTAAAAGATTAGTGCTTATAAGATACATTTTATTAAGTGTATCTTATTAAGTGCTACTCTTTCCCCTCATCCTCCAACTCAGACACTATCTCATCAAATACATCAATTTCAATATTAGTCAAATCATTATTTATAATTTGAGTAGCTTTTTGTTTAAAATAAGTTGGAGAGTTTATCAAGTCTTTCATCTCAGATAATATTTCTATCTCTTTGTTAATGTCTATGATAGAAAAAGTTTTAGGGTAGTTTATCTCAACTTCATTATTTACAGCTAGATACTTACAAACAACATCAAATACACGAGCTTCAAAATCTTCTAGTTTTGTAGCAAATTTACTAAGTGATGAGTTTAAACCTTGAAACTTTATATCAAGTGCGATACCACTCTCTTTCGATTGAGAGGTGCTTAAATCATAACAAATATTACTTATCTGATTTTCAATAGCAGTTATTCTACTTTCATACAATTCAGCTGGTGCAGATGGTGGTGCTATAAACTCTGGTCGGTTCATATCTCTATCGTAAAAGATAGCACTATCATTAGCTACTTTTATTTCACTATCTTCTGTATCGCCCTGAATAGTTAGTATAGGGAATGTTTGATAGCGAAGTATCTCATCTAGTTCACTATGCAGATTGTAGTGCCTTTTAGCTAGTTTTGCTACTTGTGTAAATTCGCCAACAGAGTTAAAATCGCCGTTTTCAGAAAAATACACAACAGGGCAAATCCCTAAGTTGTGTTCGCCACTTTCTAAAATTTTATTATCTTCATCTTGCACATTCCACGAAGTAGTATCATAGTATCTTATGATATTTGTTAACTCATCATCAATGTATATACTATCACTAAACTTGATATACTCAAACTTACCAAATTTATCAAGTCGATATTCTGTAACTCTTGATGGATTTATATCCACAAAATAAGGCAATACACGATTATCTATCTGTTCTTTTAAATTAGCTGGTAACTCTTTGCTCATATCTATAAGAACAAGACCAACACCACGAACTTTGGCACGAGTTGAGAACTCATCCATAAATACATTTATATTGCTACCCTTATTATCGCAGTTATCTAGTATCTGAGACAAAAGGTTATTATTGACAGTTCTGATAGGTAGTTTCTTATAGATGTAGCCTACATAGCGATTAATCTTAGAAACTAAGATATTTGTGTAGTATGCTAACTCTTGTCTATCTTTGAACTTAGCATCATCTTCACGAACATACTTTACTAAGTTGTTACCATTTAGATAACCCCCACTACCTAGAAATGCTTCATCGGCATCCTGCCATAATCTTTTACATACTTCAAATTCCATTTAGTAACCTTTTTACATTGTTGAATGTTGTGTTTAGTGCTTTATCCATAAAATTATCGCCTTTGTAACCCTTATGTTCCACTCTTTTAGCAAAGTGAAACTTACCCCACATAAGAACTTTTTTATCTTTTGGTACGATAGTGTGGGGTTTAGTACCAAATAAAACAAATATCGCATAATTAACTTTACGACCTTTAAAGTCTACTAGCATATTTGCATCATCTATCCAAACTATACCAGCTTGACCCTTTACACGGTGTTTTATGTTTGTTTCCATTACACCAGTATCACGATGTTTTTTTGCTAACTTTTTAACAGTTTTATAAGTAGCAGTTGTTAGCACTTGTATAGACTTTTTAGCCTTTGCTTCACTTATATCATCAAGAGTTTTAAAAGTATCTTCTATACTTGACATCTTGATACTAAGCATTAGTTAAGACCTAAATGTGTTATGTTAAATCTTACTATTCCAGCTTTTAGAGACTTTAGCATATCTTCATCCATTATCGTATCTAAATGCAAAGTACGATATGGGATGCAGTTCATACTATCTTTGATGGTTTTTTCAAGTGCATAAAACTCTTGATAAAGTGTTTCTATATCGTTTTTCAAATCAAATGCTACGACAATTTGAACTGTTAGAGTTTCAGTATTTCCAAATGCTTCACTACCCTCTGGAACTATGCGAACAAGTGGGCAGTTACTAGATACATCAGCACCTTTTTCAAAACCTATTTTTAATGATTTGATAGTATCTATCTTAGAGAGTTCATTTTTTATGGTTTGTAATACTTCAAACATATTAACCCCTTACCAGTTTAACAGATTTAACAGATGGTTTAGTATCTACTGTACTAGAACTTTGTAACTCTTTTAGTAAGGTGTTGTATTCATTTAACAATATTGTATATTTTTTATCTATCCCCTCAGCTTCATAGTTCATCTTTGCTAGTTGAATATACACATTTAAGATAACTAACTTTTCAAAGAAAAACATATCTGTAATGTTCATTTTATCTATCTCTTTGATAGCAGTATCTTCAATTCTTGTTAGTTTTTCATCATCTATATTTTTAGTTAAAAACTCATCTTCATAGTTATATTGCATCTCTTATACCTTTTTTAAAAATTATATTTTTAAACTTCTGTATTCTTTGACAAATATGTCAAATGTTTTGTTTTACACTTCTTTAAATCTAAAAGTGGAGACTGAGGATGTTTAAAAAAGTAAGTGAGTTACTTAATAATGGTTCGATTAATGAAGAAGTTGCAAAAGCACTAGATGCTGAGATACAAGCAGAACTTACAAAGTTAAGAGATGAAAGTGCTAGTTGGAGAGTCAAACACAAAGAGTTACAAGACACTTTTAACGAAGTATCTGAGAGTAAAAAGCAGTTAGAAACTCAAGTAGCAGGGCTTGATGAAAAGATAGCTAAGGCTAAAGAAGATGGCAAAGCTGAGTTAGTGAAGTCGTTGGAAACTGAAAAAGCTGAAAAAAATGAGTTGGTTAAAAAGTTTAATGATATGGAGATGTCAAACAAAAACTTAAAGATTGAAAACTCATTAAATAAAGCACTTGGTGGGTATGAACTTATAGACAACGACATAGTATCGCAAGTGTTAAAAGCTGATTTGGATGTAAAAGATGATGGTAATGTATCTTTTAAAGATGGCAAGTCATTAGAAGATGGTCTAAAAGGTTTTTTTGAAGCTAAACCACATTTATTAAAACCTAAAGGTAATGGTGGAAGTGGTGCAGAAGATAACAATAGTGGATTTGCTAAAGATAGCTTAACAGCTCAAAAGTTAGCAATGTTAAATAATAGATAAAGGTTAAAAAATGGCAAAAGTAAAGATAGAGGATTTATTTGTAGCTGAATTATGGTCTAGTGATGATTTCTTACTAGCACCAGAGATGCAAAATGTTTTAAGTAGTGGGTTATTAGTACAAGATACAAAGCTTCAAAAATTGGTAAATGCAAGTGAAGCAGGTACTAGATTTGAGTTACCATACATAGATGAGCCTGATTATTCAGAGCCTGAGGGTATGGATGATAGTGATGATGAACTAACTACTAAGAAAATAGCATGGAACAATATGTTTGCTACTGTTGGTATGTATAGTAACTCTTATGGTTTTGCACATATGGCACAAGCAATAGGTAGAGATAGCGACCCAGCGACTGTTATAAGAGATATTATCGGTAACTATTGGGCTAGAGATTTACAAAATCGTATGATAGCTGGTGTTGTTGGTCTAAGTGCAAAAGCTGGAGCAGATTTAACACTAGATGTAGCAGATGATAGTGAAGATGGTGCTGATGTAACTTTAGAGAGTGCAATTATTGTAGATGGTATCTCTTTACTTGGAGATATGCAAGATAAATTCTCAACTATGTTTATTCACTCTAAAGTTTATGGAGATTTGAAAAAAGCAAATCTTATTCAGACTATACAGCCTACAACACAAGGTGCTAAACCTATTGAGATGTATGGTAATTATAAGATTGTAGTAAATGACTTAATGCCAGTAGAACAAGGTGATAACAAGAAAAAATATACAACTCTTATCGCTCAAAATGGTATGTTTGCTTATGCAGATAAAGCACTAGGTAAAGAGATGCCACCATTGGAAATACATCGTAACCCATTAAGTGGACATGGTGCAGGTGATAGCAAAATCATTAGTCGTAAAGGTTTACTGCTTCATCCTATCGGTTGGAGTTATGAAAAAACAGCACCAAATCCTACTTTAGCAGATTTAAAAGCAAGTGCAAGTTGGAAAATGAAATTTAAACCAAAACAACAAAGATTTGTTGCAATAATTACAAACTAAGGGGTAAAAAATGGTAAATAGAAATTTTACAGACAATTTCAATCTAAGTGGTGGAGAGTTATTCTTCAAAATGAAAGGTGAGGATAACTTCTCATACTTTGGTGCAACAAATGAGTTTAAGATTAACTTCAAATCTTCAACAGTTGAACATAAAAATAGTGAAACAGCTACACTTGTTACAGATATGGAAGTTACTAAAGAGGTTGAAGCATCTCTTAGTTTTACTACAGAAGATTTAAACAAAAATGCTTTAGCAATGGCTTTCAGTGGTAAAAGTGCAGATACTACACAAACAGCAGGTAATGCTACAGATGAAGTTTTTACAGCAGTTAAAAGTAAAAGTATTTATGATTTAGCAGTTGATGGTGTTCGTAAAGTAAAAGTTTCAGATGTTGTAGTTTATAGTGAAGAAACTCTAAACTTAAATAAAGCATTTGCAGAAGTACAGCTTGAAACTGATTACAGTTTAGAGAGAACTAATGTAACTGATGTAGTTGTTAAGTATGATGATGACGATGATAGTTCAACAGAAGATGCTACAGCTACTTTAGATACTGATTATAACTTAGATGCTGAAACAGGTGTTATCACAATCATTGATAATGATGTTTTAAAAGGTAAAGATATTTCAGTAACTTACAAAGCTATTGAAAAAACAGATGCTATTGTAGATACTGATTACTCAGTAAATGAAGAGTTTGGAACTATTGAGATAGCAGATAATGGTGCTTTAGATGGTAAAGATATAAAAGTAAGTTTTGCTTATGCAGAGGTTGCACTTACTAACTTCTCTAGTCTTGATGAAACTTCAAGAGAGTTTACACTTAGATTCGTTTCGGCTAATGCTACTGGTAAATCTAAAGAGACTACAGTTCATCGTGTTAAACTTTCACTAAATGGGGACTACAGCCTTAAAGATTTAGAAAAGTTTACTTCACTTTCTTTCAATGGTAAAGTGCTACTTGATAGTTCAAAACCAGAGGGTAAACAGTTTGTAGAAACTGTTATGATAGGCTAGTAGATGAGTTTATTTGTAAAAACTGAAACTATCACAATAGATGATACAGAGATTACAATTAGAGAGTTAGGGGTAGATTATCTACTTCTATCTGAAACACAAAAAGCTAACACTAAAGAGGTGTTAGAGATGCATACATCACTATCTAAAGATGAGATAAACAGCTTAACTATAAGTGCATTTCAAACTATTTTAGATGCTTTCTATAAGCTAAATGATGAACATTTTAGTCCTAAAGATAACAATAGCGACAAACCCCCAAAGTAAAGGGGCTTGTCGCATTACTTATTCAGAATAACCACACACAAGCCCACACATACGGTCTAACTTTTTTTAAAGAAGCACTTGAACAGATACATCATGAGAAACAAGAGAGTATTAAAAATATAAGTATTGCTTTAAGAGTAGCACGATTTGCTGATGATGAAGAGTTTAGGGAGTTTGTGAATCCTCCTGAAGATGTTGTAGTTGCTGATGATGAGTTGGTAAGTTTTTAAAGTGGTGGAAAACCCCCACTTTAAAAACCAATTAAATTAGGAACTTTACCTATACTTACTCTTACAATTTCATCATCACTTTTTCTTGCTTTAAAAGTTGTATTAATCTTTGGAAGATATGCTATCCAGTATTTATTATTTGTACCTTTTAATGTTTGTGGATTACCATATTCAGACCATTTCTCATAAGGAACATATTGACCAACAAACAAATACTTTTCATTGCTAATTTTTTGTTGATTTTCCACACTATAATAATTCAAGTTTAAAGCCCACATAAAAAAAGTTGGAACATAAACAACAATAGTCAAACTTATTACAACTTGTAATATCCAACTTAAACCTAAGAATCTTTTTAATAACACTTTAAAAAATGCTTTCATTGAAACCTTTTGAAATAAAATTTAACAATTATACAATAATTATATTTCATCTTTTATTATATTCTTAATATTATCAAATTTCTTTTTATCTATGTAGTTTTGTAGCCAACTTTTTACCCAAGGTGGAACAGGTCTATTTTCATCATTCCAATTATTTACAGTGTTATATGAAATATTTGATAAATTTGCAAATTCTTTTTTACTTAAATTTATATCTTTTAATGTTTTTGTAAAATCTTCTTTTTTCATTGTTTTAAGCCCTAATCTTAGTCATTTGCCCAAAAAGTCAAATGAGTTATTTTATATCTATTTGTTGTAATTATTATATCACAATTTATCTAAATGTTGTTTTATAACTTGACTTTAATAACTATATGTTGTAAAATTCTACTATCTTTTCAACATATAGGGGTATAAAATGCAAGAATTAATTAAAATAAGTCAAGAATTAATAGGTGCTGAAACAGTAAATAGTGTAAATGCAAGAGAGTTATATGAAACTTTAGAGATTAAAAAAGAGTTTGCTACTTGGATAAAATCTCAAATCAAATCTTTAGGACTTGAAGAAAATATAGATTATATTACTTTTAATACAACTGTTAAGAGAAAAACTGGTGCATCAATTCGTAAAGAATACATCATAACAACAGATACAGCAAAACATATCTCAATGGCAAGTCGTACAGCAAAAGGTAAAGAGGTTCGTACATACTTTATAGCGATAGAAAAAGAGTTTATCAAAGATTTACAAAATACAAAAGCATACATAGCAGGTGGCTACAAAAGCCAACTATCACAAAAAAATAAAAAGATAAGAGAGTTAGAAGCTAAATTACTATTGTTAGAAAGTGAAGCTGATAAGGTAGATTATAGACTTAAAGCAAAAGCACTTTATCCTATCATCTTAAATCGTATAGAGAAGATAGAAGCAGAGTTTAGCAAAGAGTTCGCAGGTCAATCACTACAAGTATATAAAAACCTTTTAGAAGAGATAGTAAAACTTTTAAGTCGTGAAGCAAGAGTAAGTAGATTTATGACATTTTTCGGTAATGGTAGTGCAGTAAATAATGAAGTTATAGAAGATGATAGAAGAACTTTAACTTTTGGTAAGTAAAAGCCTAAGGGGTGGTTAATCCCATAGACTGTAATCTACTTAAAAGCTAAAACTATGTAGCACATAGCTATAATTAAGTAGACTACGGAATGAAAATCGAATGTTGGTAGCATAAGATATTCCTATGGTTTTCTAACCCCATAACCCAACCATCTAAAAAATAGACCATAAAAAAAGCCCCACACCTCAAAAAGAGATGCAGGGCTTAACCATAAGTCTATGCTACCAACTAAGACCTCATACACCATCCACCACAGACAGTTAGCAAAATTATACCACAAATTTATTTATTTTGTCAAAACCAATAACCATAAAATATTATAGTAAAAACAAAGACCATACTATGAATAAAGACTTAACCCTAGAGATAAATGCTAACACAAAACAAGCTATTTCAGAGATAAATCAACTCAAACAAGAGATAAAACACTTTACTACAAATGTAGATACTTCATCAAATTCACTTAAGAAAAATCAAGTAACACTAGATGCCGTAACTAAAAGAGTTGGTGCTTTAGCCGTAGCCTTTGGTGGGTTTGAAGTTGTTAAAGATATGGTTACAACATTTGCAGAGTTTGAAAAGACCATAGCTAAACTTGGTGCTATAAGTGGTGCAAGTGCGAATGAACTTCAACAACTTCAAGATAAATCACGAGAGTTAGGAAAAACTACACAATATAGTGCATCACAAGTAGCTGAGGCTATGAACTATCAAGCTATGGCAGGTATGAAAACAAATGAGATACTAGAAGCTACACAAGATGTTCTAAATCTTGCTAGTGTTGGTCAAATGGACTTAGCAAGAGCATCTGACATTGCGACCGATAGTATGAGTGGGTTCGGTTTAGAAGCTGAGGATATGCAGAGGGTAACTGATGTTATGGCAGTTACTACAACAAATGCAAATACTAATGTGGAGCAGTTGGGTGAAGCTTTTAAAAATGTTGCACCAGTTAGTAAGAATTTAAATGTATCTTTAGAAGAAACAAGTGCGATGCTTGGAGTTCTTGCAAATAGTGGGCGAAAAGGTGGCGAAGCTGGTACACACTTAAAGATTATTTTGCAGAGGTTGGCATCTACTTCTAAACCAGTTTTAAAAGCTTTTAAATCTATTGGTGTAGAAGCATATACAACAGATGGTAAACTTAAGCCAATGACTGAAACTCTAAAAGCTATACAAGGTAAACTTAAAAATCTAAGTGAACAAGATAGAAATGACATCTTAAAAGATTTGTTTGGAGAGGAAGCCATAGCATCGGCTAGTATCATCTTAGATAATCTTGATGATATGGACACTCTTATAACTAAAGTCGGTGATAGTAGTGGCAAAGCTGGTTCTATGGCTAAAGATATGAATGATAACCTAAGTGGTCATTTCAAAGAGTTAAAAAGTGCATTAGAAGATTTACAGTTGGAGATAGGCGAATCGCTTAGTCCTGTACTAGATGAACTTACTAAGACCACTACTGAATGGATTAGGAGTATAGACCCTAAAACATTAAAAGGGATAGGTGATGCCTTTGGTGGTATAGTTAGTGCAGTTCAAGCACTAGCAACTATACTTATAGACTTAAACGATTATGCGATGCCTGATTGGTTAGGTGGTGAAGATAGTACATTTTTAGGTAAAGTTGCTGAGGGATGGGGTTACATCGGTGAAGCAGTTGGTAAGTTTAGCCGTGCCATAAGTGGAGAGTTTAACAACTCTATAGAAAAAGCTGATAAAAACTTTAAAAGTTTAGATAAAAGTGTAAAAGATTTTAAAGGCGATAATAAAGAGTTCTCAAAACTTAAAACCTCCATAGATGATGCCGTAAAATCAAACAACAAACTTATAGACCAAATGAGAGCAGATGATGCTGAATTTTATGCATCACAAATTAAAAACCTTACAGATAAAAACTTTGAATTAAAAAAAGTTTATGAGGAATTAGAAACTAAAAAACCTCATAAAGAGATAGCTAAAAATGCTAAAGAAGCTACAACAGCAACTAATCAGTTAGCACTAACAGAAAAACAACATCAAGAAGATTATCTAAAAGATTTGGATAAGAGAATATCCAAAGAAAAAGAGAAAGACCAAACACTAGAAGAGAGTTATAATAGTGAGTTGGAGTATCTAAAAACCCTAAAATTTAGTACCGAAGAGTTTACAAAAGCTAAAGAAAAGTTAGATAAACTCTATACTCAACAACTAGCAGAAGCTTATAAAAAAAGAGTAGATGAACATACTAAAACAGTTGATAAACTTCAAGCCAAAGAAACAGACCTTACAAAAAAGATAGTTGATTTAAACAAAAAGTTAGTTGATGATTTAAAAAAGATAGATAACGATAGATTGCACTCAAAAGAAGCACTAGAGGGTAAAATACACAACTTATCTATGGTTGGTGCAAGTGATGTAGCAAAATACCACGATAAACAAAAACAAGCTGATGAGAAACTATCAAAAGCAAAGATAGCCCTTAAAAATGGTGAGTTAGAAGCATATAAAAGATATAAAAACCAATATGAAAGTTTAGTTACCTCCATAGCAAACACTGAGATTAGAGAGGGTAACAATGTTGTAGTATCTAAAAAGAAAAGTGCAGACTATGGGATAAATGCACTTAGAAAACTTAGTGGTTTAGAAGATAGCTACTATAACCAGCAAAAGACTAAGACAAGAGCATTACACAACCAAAAGTTAGCACAATTAAAAGCACAACTTACAGCTACTAAGGCTCAACTACAGTTAGAAGTGCAAAGATTACAACTAGAAAAACAACTTGTAGAAGCAACTACAGGGCAAAAGATAGACATAGATGTAAGTGGTGCATTGAGTGCTATTAAAAACATTGATAATAGTATAGATAAGTTAGATAAGCAGATAAAAAATCCTAAAAAGATAGATATAGATAATGCACAAGCAAACCAAAGTATAGATGAAGTTAAGCAAAAATATACAACTCTAAAACTTGGTAATAAAGTTTTTAGAATAGATGCAAATACAACACCAGCTGATTTAGGGATAAGTAAGCTTATAAATAAAAGAGATGGTGAAAAAGTAAGTATAGAAGTTAATCCTGAGTATGAGAAAGCAGAAAGGGAAATAAAAAGTGCTATAAAAGGTTTTGAAAGACAAGAGGTAGAAGCTAAAGTTGGTGCAGATACTTCTAAGGCAGATACTAAGTTAAAATCATTTAAAGATGATGTTACTACAAAGCCATTGATATCAGAAGTGAAAGCTAATGTAAAAAAAGCAAAAGCTACTATTAAAAAACTAAAAGATTCACTTAAAAAACCATCAAAGCATGAAGTTAAAATAACAATATCAGAATCTTCTAAAAAACTTTTGAAAAACATAAGAAAAAATACTAAATCAACACATACAGTTAAAGTAGTAGAGGTTAAAACAAAAGCAACAGGTGGACTCATAGAGCCTATTTACCGTGCAGATGGTGGTGAAGTAGATTATCAAAGAAAAAGTGGAAGAATATCAGGTTACGATGCATCAGATAGCGATGATGTTCCAGCTATGCTTACTCGTGGGGAATTTGTAGTAAAAAGAGATGCAGTAGCACATTATGGAGATGACTTCTTATATGGTTTAAACAATATGCAAATACCACAGAAGTATGCTACTGGTGGACTTGTAAATATTGGCACACCTCAAAGAGATACTAAAAATAATGATAATTACAATAGTTATGATAACAGTAGTAACGATAGTTATGATAACTCTTACAACGATATACAAGAGAAAGAACCCATAGACACATCTGAACTAGAAAGTCTTTTAAGCGAGATAAGTTCATTTAAAACTAAACCTATGAATAGCACTTTTTTAGGGCAATTAACAAGATTAGAGGGCGAAGCAAGAAATACTATAAATAGTGCAAGTCATTCCACTCAAGAAAACATATCTACTAAAACATCTGAGATAGAAAGTAAATTTAGTGAAGTCCAATCTAAATATGAAGAGTTTATAACTAAGGTATCAGAGGTAAAAGAAAAAGCCAACAGTGAAAATGTAGATGAGATAGATAAAAGTGGTCTTGAAAGTGTTGTAGATGAGATACAAAGTGCTAAAAATGATGAGGAGATGCCCTCTAAAATAAAACAAGTCTATACTTCTTTAGAAAATAAAAAAGATGTACCTTTAAAGTATGAAGAACTACAAGAAAAAGATAAAAAAACTATTGATAAAATTGGTGAAGGTATTACCGAAAAGATAGAAAAATCTAAGTTAGATAAAGATGATAAAGAAGTTGATAAAACTTTTATAAATGCAGAAAACAAAGCTGATAATTTTGATAAATCTGTTACTAAGATAGAAAAGGTTTTTGATAAACTTGGTTCACAATTTGAACAGTTTAAAGTGTTTAAACACGAAATAGATGCATCTAAACTTAGTTTAGTTAGTAAAATAGCACAAGCAAAAATACAGCAGTCTTTAGCTAGTCAGTGGGTTTTTGGTGGCAGGAATGGCAGAAGAGCAAAACATTGGGCTAACCAAGTAAGAGAGATGCAAAGGGCTATGAAAGCTAAAGATGCAAGTCTAAAGAAAGCTGAAAATAATTTTAAACTACCAAAATTCCAAACTGGTGGACAAATAAACGGCTTAGAGGGTGGAAAGCTTAAAGGTTATGGAGGTGGAGACAAGAATCTAGCACTACTTGAAGATGGAGAGTTTATCATAAAAAAAGAAGCCGTTGCACATCATGGTACAGGCTTTATGGAACAGATAAACAATATGAAAAGTGCTATACCAAAGTTCGCGACTGGTGGGCTTATAGGGTATAACAAACCTGAACAGCTTGTGCAGAGTTATGATAGTGGTGGTGGTTCTAGTGGTGGGAATTCTAAGGGTAGTGATGGGTATGATAAGAAGAAAGAAGAGATAGAAGATAGAGTTTATGGAGTTATTGGGGGAAGCAGTAGACATCATTTTAAATACTTAGATACTGGTTACAATGGATGGAAAAACTATAAAAACCCATCTCTTGCAAAATTTAAAAAGCTAGAAGTACCTGAAAATTTAAAAGATAAAAAATTAAAAATTGTGAATGATGGGGAAACCATTAAGAAAGATTGGAAAGCACTATCTGTAAATGATAGTAGAATTGCACTTCTTAACCAAAAAATAAGGGCAATGTCCGAAGATGCACTAGCAAAAGGTATAACATTAGAAAATAATCCTGAGTTACAAAAAGTAAAAGCTGAAAAAGTAGAATTAACAAAAAAAGTAGATTTGGATAGATTATCTGTAAGACTGTATGATTTTAAAGAGAAAATGGATAAGTTTACAGAAAAAGCAAAAACAAGAAATGCTGAAGAAAAAGCAATAAAAGATGAAGAAAAAGCAAAAGCAGATAAAGAAAAAGCAAAAGCAGATGAAAAAGCAAAACCACAACAAAAAGCACTAGAAGCTTTAAAAAGAGGTCATTTTGATATTCCAAACAAACAAGCTATTTTAGAAACTACAAATGAAGATAATGTTGCATGGAAAAATAAGGTTGACCAACAAAAAATAAAAAAAATAATAGCAGTAGCCACAAACCCAGCAGGTAAATTCAAAGGAACACCTGAAGAGATTAGAAAAAAAGCAAATGACTACTTAGTAAAACTTCAAGAAAGTCTTCATTCTAAAAAATCTTTAGATGATAAGCATAGAAAAGAGGTTGAACAAAGAAAAACAGATACATTAAATAAAGAAGTTTTAGGCTACAAAAACGGAGGTGAGATAAACGGCTTAAAAGGTGGCAAACTAAAGGGCTATGGTGGAGGAGATAGAAACTTAGCACTCTTAGAAGATGGGGAATTCATAGTTAGAAAAGAAGCCGTTAAACACCACGGAACAGACACTCTACACAAACTAAACAATATGCAAGTAACTTTACCAAAGTTTGCAACTGGTGGAAGTGTTGGAGGAGTAAATTTACCATCTTCTATGAGTGGAAATAGTGGTTTAAATGATACAACAAATATCAACTTCAATATGCCAAACGGCAAAGGTTTTGCGATGAAGTCAAGCCCTGATGTAGCAACGGCACTAGCACAAGAATTTAAAAGGTTAGGATAATGACAAGGATAAAAAATATAGGTGGTATAGAGTTAGATAATAGTTTATTTTTCTTAGAGAGTTTTCAAGTTAAAAATGTTCAAGCAAAAAGTTTCAAAACTCTTGATGGTGGTGCAGTTATATACGAGAGTATCAAAAGAGATAATGCAAATAACTTAACTTTAGACTCAAAAGAAAATGGTTGGTTAAAAGAAGAAACTATCTCTAAACTTGTAGCTATGGCAAATGATTTAGGTGTAGAAGCACTACTAACTACTACAGAAAACACAACTATAAAAGCAAGATTTAGATTAGAAGATGATGAAGTTATAAAAGTTGAACAAGTTTTTGAGGGGTCAGAGTGGTATAAAGTTGTTGTTAAGATGGCTAGACTTTGACAAAAAAAACAAAACTAAAAAGCTAATATAAAAACAAAAAAGGCTTAAAATATGGCTGATATAGAGTTTTATAAATCAACAGTTGATGAATGGGATGAATCGGTAAATGGTGGAGATATTACAGAAGATTTAATCGAAAGTGGTGTAGCTCATAGCCTTATGCTACCAGTAAGACCAGCCACAGCTGAAAATGGTGGCGAAAGATGGTTTAAATACTATGCAAAAGCTACAGTTGATACTATCACTCTTGGATTTGATGTTGGTAAGTTTTCAATAAGTCCTACTGAAAATGTATATCTATCTCTAGCAGGTAGTAACGATGAAGTTGAGGATGATTTAGATAAGCCAAATGTTAGGCTTTATAGTGGTTTTAAAGCAGATGATTATGATGCAGATAACAAAAAAGTAACAGCTGATAGAGATGTTAGCGACTTTGTAAAAGCTGATGATAGAGTTACTTTTTATGATGCTGATGGTGCTAAACTTACAAGTTGGGAAGTTGAAAGTGTAGATGTTGCTGATATAACTTTTAAAGATACTAATGATGATGATGTAGCAGGTTTAAATGCAAGTAGTACGATAGAGAGAGATACACTAAATACTGATGAGTATATAGGGTTTTGGGTAAAAGAGGTTATACCAGCTTTTACAGCACCGATGGAAGACCCATTAAATGAGTTTATTTTAGCCGTTTGGTATGATGTGAAGTAAAATAGTATGGCTCAGATAAGTACTAACATAGTTTATAGTATAAATAGGTTTAAAATACCATCTGATGAGATAGAAATAGGTGAAGTGTTTAACCCTATAGCTTCTAATTTTAATGGATGGACTCAATATGAAGAAAATGCTAAAGCTTATGTGGAAGATGGGCTTTTAAAATTTCCATCTATCGAGGATGATGATATTAATTATTCTATAATTTACAATGAAAATATACCAAATATTATAAAAATAGAATTTGATTGGAAAGTTGAATGTACTGAAGATGATAGTGCATTAGGTTTTTCTACTTCTGAAATTTTTGATTTTATGACTGGCTCGGTAGATTGGGAGCATAAAATTTTTGAATTTAAAAGTGCTAGTTATCCTACCTTTGTTTTTTTTAAAATGGAAGAAAACTCAAGTGGAGATGGTACTGGTTATTTTAAAAATATAGTTATCACTACATCAAATAAAATTTTTGAAATTAAAAACGGCAATTACATAAGAAGCAAACTAAGCAGATTTCCAACTACTCTAAATCATAATAATTTTGAAGTAAGCAGATTTCCAACTACTCTAAATCATAATAATTTTGAAGTAAGCAGATTTCCAACTACTCTAAATCATAATAATTTTGAAGTAAGCAGATTTCCAACTACTCTAAATCATAATAATTTTAAAATAAAAAACTTCACAAACCACAACACAACACAACCATACATCATAAAAAACTTTCTAACCAAATCAAAAAAACACTATTACAGACTAGGCAGAGACCTAACAGTTCCACCTAAGAGAATTATTTTTAAAAACTTTGAGGACTAAAAATGAATGTAAAATTTAGCATATACTTTACAAACCATTTAGATAAAAAAATAAAAATAGATAACAAGATAGTAGATGCAGATGATGATGGTGTTTTAGAAGTTGAAGAAACGAAGCTTTTTAACACTTTTACTTTTACGGTAAATGATGTTTATTTTGATAGTGCTATTGTGAGTGATTTAGTAGAGCGAATAGAAGTTAAATATCAACTGGATGATGAAGAGATAGTAAGTGATTTTTATGTAGTAGATAGTATAGAATACTTACTAAATAACAACATAAAAGTATATTGTAAAAGTAAAACAGTTGAGTATAGCTATAAGTATAGTGGCAATAAAAATGAACTTATACAAGCTTCTAGTTTAAAAGTTTTGCTAAGTAAGCTTTTAGTAAATACTACTCTAAACTATACAAATCTAACAGATATACTCTTTCTTTTTGACTATGAGATAAAAGACAAATCAGTTGAGGAAGTTATAGAAGAGTTGCATAATATCACTTTGTTTGATTACTATTATGAAAAAGGTATTTTATATTTTGAAGATAAAAGAAGTATAAAAGAAGATGATGTAAGTGTTCAGAGATTTACAAGTTTAAAAGATATACTAGAGTTCAACACATCTACTAACAAAGATGACAAAAAGATAAATAAAATATTTATAAATACTAAAAATCAAGAAACTATCTTTGCTGAACCCATTATTACACTTGATTTAAAAGACAGTCCTCAGCCGTGTAGTCCTGATGCCGTTGTGATGTTTGAAGATGAGGAAAAGACCTATAAAGTTAGTCCAGTTAATGCTTACTACATAGTTTATTATTCCCCTACAACTCAACTACCAAATATAAATATGAATTGTGAAAGTGGCGATAGAATACTTATAGAAAACTATCAACTTGAAAAAGATTATTTTGTAAGACTTGCAGGGGGTATAAAAGAACTTATAGCTGTTGAGGGTGTAGAAAATTATCACTATGAACCAAACTATAATTTCCTAACTTTTGACTTAGTAGAAGCTGGTGAACTAAAGATAACTTATAAAACTACTGTTTTGCATGGAAACATACAGCATCAAAAGTACCCAACAGAGATGAATATAACTATACAACATTTTGACCAACTACTAGAACATACTCATAAGATAGCGATGAACGGCTACTATCCCATACCTTATGACTTTACACTCAACTTGGTTAGTGATTGGGGTTTAGACTATTATCAAGCGATTGAGGGAGAAGTTAAAATCTCTAAATATGATGCAGATAATATCCCTAATTTTTTAGAAAGTAAAACAGTTAGTTTATTTGGAGAGTTGGAGTTTAGTATAACTTCTTATGGTACTTATAGATTTGATAAAGATGGTGCTGAACCTTTGTTTTTAGAATACTACATTAACAAAAAAAGATTTTCTCTACATGAAGCAAAACAATGATAACAACAGTAGAGATAGATAACATATCACCTTTTAGGGTGATAGATGGTGCTTTTGTGATAGAGATGGCTTATTCTAGTGCTAGTTTCGATAATCTTAACTCAAATGATGACAGTATAGATTTTGATAATCGTACTGTTATAGATGGTGCTTATTTAGTTGAAAATAAAATAATAAATGTAGTAAATCATGGAGACTATGCACCAGTAAATAAAATTTATGCTGATAATAGTGGGAGTATGTTCAGTGAATTTGTAGATAGCGATTTAGAGGGTTATAATCTTATAAAGTGTTATGGAAGTACAAAGTATGAAGTTTTTAAAGGTTCAACTTGCTATGTTTATGTAAGAGATACAATATCTGTTAATTTTACAGAAAATGGTGATGATGGGGATTTAGGTGTATGGTTAAATGTAAACGAGCCTGACTTACTGCTAGATGCTTCTTGTCTTAAATTCATAGATACAGCCGATGAAGACAACAGATGTGATATGAATAATACATTTGATATTACAACCACCCCTGATGGCTACTACATACTTAAAGATGATGGTGCGATAGTGCCATATACTGATTAGGAAAAACAATGATAATAAAATCAAACAAGATAGACACATCTAACAACCTATACAACAACATCTATGAGATAGAAAGAAAAGGTGAAAGCAAAGAGATAAACGAGCCTTTAATCTCAAACGAAACCATAGCAAACACAAGAGCAGTAGCCGAGTTTTTAGAGTATGGGTATGACAAGCAAACAGTAGAGTTTACGACATATTTTGCACCTTTAAAAATCAACTCTATTATATCTATCTATGCACCTGATTATCGCATACCTAAAGATTTAACAAAAGATAGATTTATAGTAAAAAAACTAACTCATCTTTTTAAAAATGGTGTAGTAAAAACTAAAATCAAGGCGATAAGATATGATAAATGAACTTAAAAAGGTTATAAAAAAAACCATAAAAACAGAAACTAAAACTAATCAAACTAAGAAGATTATACAAGTTAAACTACAAACTAAAAAAGCTGTTAAATTAGATAATTTATCTGTATAAAAATATTTATTGACAAAGTTTAAGATTTTGAAAAGCTAATATTTCTTTACTCAAACATAGAGGGATTTGTGTTTGTGAAAATTTTATTTTAAGGAGCTTGTTATGAGACAAGTTAAAAAAGGGTTAAGTTTTTACCCTACGATAAATACTGGAGACTTCGCAGATAAAGATAATTTATCTATGAAAGTTGTTGATATTGATAACAATGATATTGCAAATGATGGTGCAGGAACATTTGATAACTTAGTAAAAGCTATCGAAGCTCATAAAGGTTCAACAGCTGGTGTGGCTCATGCTGGAGACCAAACAATCAATTTAGATTCTGGCAATGAACTTGTTGCTGGAGATGTTTTTGTAACTGGTGGACACGGTTATCGTGTAACTGCTGCATCTGATACTTCTATCGACATCAATCGTGCTTTACTTTCTGATATTAATAGTGGAACTGATATAAACAATACTGGAGATTTATCTAGTTATGAAGCTGAATGTATCGTAAATACTGCAGGTGTTATGAATGTAGTTATTTCACACCCTGAAATGGATGATACAATCATTAAGTATGAAGTTGTTGAAAAAACAACAGCTGAACTTATTTCAGAAGTAAGTGCTGGTCGTAAATTGGTAGCTGTAGTTTAAAAACAAACTATTGTTTTTTTCTTATCAAGAGAGGTCATGCACTCTCTTGATAAACATTGTCTTAACTGAGGAATTTTAAATGAGACATACTGATTTTAAAGATAAAAATTCTTCATTTAACATAATAGAAACTTGTAGCGATGACACCAAAGTTTTTAAATTTACACTAGCCGATGGACTTGCAGAACTTGACACCATAGAAGCTACTGAGATAGGCGACTTCTACTCTTTTAGCATAGATACACCCGATGAAGATTGCTTTTTATTTACCAAACAAGGTTTAAACATAGGGATATTTAGAGTTGGAAAACCTGATGTACTTGTGATAGTTTGTAGCGATGAAGATGAGACCATATCATACAAACAGCTTGACATGGATGGAGCAAAGCTTGATGAGGGGGATATGAAAGAGATAGGCGAAGGGTTTTACTACATAGAACCATCAACTTTAGATAAAAGCTTTTTTACTATAGAAGATATGATAATTCCTCTTGTAGTTCCATATCGCTTAGATTATCTAACTTCTAAGGGTACTATCAGACTAGAAAGTGATAGGTTTGAGTTAATATCTATGCCAGTAAGGGGCGAGACCATAGCAAGTTATTTTATACCACTTATTGAAGATGCAACAGGTAAAGATGCAAGTGAAAGTATAGAGTTAGTAAAAGCATACCCATCAAATGATGTAAGTAGTGGTAAATGGCTTGTTTATATTCCAGACCTTACAAAAGATACAAATACAAATAATTTTAAATTAGTTGAAGAAGATAACGGAGTTGAAGCCCATGTACCGTTTTTAGTAAGAACTAAAGTTTTAGATGAACCTATCATTTTAGAATGGGATGCCTTAAAGGTGGAAGATTAAATGAGTTCTTTTGTTGGAAATGTTTATGATGCAGATGATAATGAAATAGATTGTAAATTTACCTTTTTTCATTACAACACGAATAAACAAAGTGATGAGAAAGAAACGGATGATAAGCAGTTTACAGTAGATAGTGATGATGCAGATATAAATGATGGAGGGGCGAGTTTTGCAGATGGAGACATAGCTATACTTCATTTTTATACAGATAATGCTTGTAGTGTTGTTAAAGTAGTTGGAGATGGCTCAGATAGCTACACTTTTGATGTTCAACTCTTAGAGTGTCAAGCACCATATACAACTATAATCGTAAATGATGGAACTATCAACCACGATATAACAGCTTCATCAATTTCAAGTGATGAATACCAATGGGATTATAACGATATAACACACTATCATAAAGCTAATTGGTATGGGAAAACTTTTTGTGATATTGGGATTGATAAAATTGAGTATGATTTTGGAGATGGTTACGATGAAAAAGATAGTTATAGCTTTGATGATGTAGATGATTATGATGTAAGTGTAAGAGTTACAAATAAGTGTGATTTGCAAACAGAAGATACTAAAACCATCAGAGTAAATTATAATAAACCTCTTGTTAGCATCTCAACAGATAATGAAAATCCCATCATAAACGAAGATATAACCCTAAGTATAGATAATGATGATGTAGATGACACGATAGTATCTCAAACTTACTACTTAGATGATAACGAAGTAGATGAACTAACATTTAACTTTAGCAAACTTGGTACTTATGTTTTTAAAGTGGTTACAAAGTGGAATGATAGTCAAGATGACTTAAAATTTACAACTACATCAAATATTGTCATAATCAATCAAATCCCTACACTAGACTTACAATACACAAAATACGATGATAATCGCTACATATTTGATGCTAATGCTAAAGATGCCGAGGATGATTTAGTATCTGTAAAGTATAGCATTTTCGTAGAAGTATCTAGTATATTTGAGACTAACAGCAGATGGCAATTACTAGATACTTTAGTCATAAAAGATGATGAGTTTCTAGCAGATATAACTTTCTATGTAAGTGCTACTTTTAAAATAACAGCAAGTGCAAAAGATGGTCAAGGTGGCGAAAGTGTAGTTGATGAAGTAGAGATAACAACATCATCAAACAGTACAGCTTCTAGCAATGATGTAGTTTACAAAATAGTACCAGTTTGCAAATTTGAAGTAAATCTTATAGAAGATATACCAACAGCTACAAGCTATGACCATTTCAAAGCTAATCTTATAGAAGAAGTACCAAATGCTAACTTTGTAGAAGATAAACTAAATGGAGAGATGCAGTTATGATTAAAAAAATAGAGAGATTTCAAGGCGATACATATCCCATCATCTATGAGTTATCTATCAATGATGAACCAGCAGATTTAAGTGATGCGACAAGCATTGAATTTGCTTATGCAAAAAGAGGTGCAGAAGCTACTGTTATAAGTGGAACTATAGATGCAGATAGACCAAATTTTGTGATATTTGAAATAAGTGAAGATGACTTTTCAGAACTTGGAGATTATAACTTTGATATTCAAGTGAAATATGGGGATTTGTCAAAGAGAACTTTTATAAAAGATAAGATTAGTATTTTAGAGGGGGTAAATAATGGCTAGTTTTAATCAAGCAATAGAAAAAACTCTTATAAATGAGGGTGGATATGTAAATGACCCATCAGATGCAGGAGGAGAAACAAAGTTTGGTATATCTAAAAGAGCTTATCCAACCGTAGATATAAAAAATCTTACAGTAGATGGGGCAAAAGCTATCTATAAAAAAGACTACTGGGATAAGTTAAAAGCTGATGAAATAGTATCTCAAAAGGTAGCTAATGAATTATTTGATACAGCCGTAAACATGGGAGTTAGAACAGCAAGTAAACTCATGCAAGGTTGTAGTGGTGCTTATGTAGATGGAATTATCGGAACTCAAAGCTTAGAAACTATAAATGCTATGGATGAAGAATTATTATTACTTAGATTTAAGTTAGCAAAGATTTCAAGATATGCCTACTTAGCTAAAAAAAGACCAGCAAATAAAAAATATTTACTTGGTTGGATAAATAGAGCTTTAGAGGCTTAAGATGGATAAGTACGATTATTTTACAATAGTTATAGCAGGAGGGGCAGGAATGGCACTTTTGAGTAGAGCTTGGAAGATGGTTAATAATATTCATCTTCTAAAAAGAAAAAAAGATGGGAAAATTCATTGGACTTTTGAATTGACTTATCTTTTTATAAATAGTTTACTTGGTGGTGTGGTTGGTTTAGGTGCTTACATATTATTACAATATACAGGTTATATAACAGACCAAAGTGTCTTAACTTTTGTAAGTTGTATGTTTGCAAGTGCTAGTGGGGAAGTTTTTACACTTGTTCAAAGTAAAGTTATAAAAGCCGTTGAAGATATGAATCAAGGTGTAAATGATGGAAGATAACAAAGAGATTGATTATAACGACATGATACCAATGTATGTAAATAAAATTGATGAAGTTTATGATTTTATCAAGGAGCAAAAAACAATTCAAGAGATGCCGTTAAATAAGTATCTTAGTTATGCAGTATTTATCACTCTTGTTATGGTTGGTTTGATGTATTCTCAGATGGCAAATGTTCAAGAGAGGGTAAGAGTAAGTGAAAGCAAACTTGATTTTGTTCTTGAGTCTTTTGATAGTTATAAAAATAGTGTAAAAGCATTAAACGGAATAGTTTGCATCCAATGTCATAATACCCCTGATATGATGCTTCAAAATTTAGGGGTTGTTTTTAGTGATGTAGAAAGTTTTAAGGATTATGTTAGAACTGGGGGAAGACAAAAAAACAGCATCGTAATGCCACCGATACCAGCCGAGAGTGTAGATGATTATACACTTGCAAGAATTTACAAAGCTTTAAAATAAGGGGAAAAGATGGGAATGTTTGATTTTTTAAGTGGTGGATTAGTTGAAGCAGTTGGTAAGGTTGCTGATGAGTTAATAACAAGTGATGATGAACGATTAGAAAAAGAGAATGAAAAGTTAAAAGCTGAATTAAATTATAACTTGGAAAGTAAAAAGTTAGATGCAGAAGAGTTAAAAACTTTTACACAAGATAAACAAGATGCTAGAAAGATGAACACGGATCTAATAAGTTCGACTGATTGGCTTGTTAGAAATACTGGTAGTCTTTTAGCTTGGTTTATCATTATAGGTACTTTTGTGATTGATTATATGGTGGCTTTTAATGGTTTGAAAGAGAGTGTAAAAGACAAAGATGTATTGATGTTTATCTTAGGAAGTATGAACACATACACAGCAGGTGTAATTAGTTTTTATTTTGGAAGTTCTAAGACTGAAGCAGATGCTAGTAGAAAAGGTGCAGTATAAAAAGTTATGAAAGGTGGAATGACTCAAGAGGAGGTAGATGCCTTACTAGAAACTGATGAAGAAGAGAAAGAACTACTTTTTGAAGAGATTATAAATAACACTACACCGTTGGCAAATATAATTCAAGATATAGCTATCTTACTAGATGGTTTACTTGGTCATAATGATTTAACAATTTTAAAAAAACAAGATGGGGAAAATGGTTTTTTAATAGCAAACAAATATTTTATAAAAGTTTCTTTAGAGGCTATTTATTATTATAATAGATATATTTTAAGATATGCTTTCAAGTTAAGAAAAACTTTTGTAATATTTACAGCTAAAAATAAAAGAGCAGTTTTTAAGCATCAAGCTTATCAAAATATCGGGATTTGTAGGGATGAGATGTAGTCTAAAATATTTTTTAATCTTTTAAAGATATACTTTCATAAAAAAAAGGGAAAAAAGGGAAGTATATTTTTTTAAATAAGGGTCGGAATAAGGGTCAGATTAGATTAAATTATTGTTTAACTCATATTTTATTGACTTTATTAGTCACTCCGAACCCACCACTGTTTAAAAACAAATCAATTCAAATCTTTCCAAATTAATTCTTTAAACCTCCAAAATAAGGGCTTTGTAAAGCTTTTTTAGTTATTATTCTTTTTAAATCTATTCAAATCTTTTTATATTTATCCGTTTAAAACCTTTACAAATGAGGGTTAGAATAAGGGTTAGGTAAAAAGTGATAAGGGTCAAGTATGGCAAAGAGTGTTAAGCCTCTTAGTGATGTTGAGTTAAAAAGGGCTAAGAGTAAAGATAAACAGTATAAACTTTATGATGGTGGTGGGCTTTTTTTGATAGTTCGTCCAAATGGTAAAAAAGTTTTTAAAGTTAGATATAAAGTTGATGGTAAAGATACTGAAAAAACTTTAGGGGAATATCCTACACTTACATTAGGGGAAGCTCGTAAAAAAGTGTTGGAACTTAAGAAGCTTTTATCTGATGGGGTTAATCCAAATTTAGAAATTAAGAAAAATGATAATTTTACTTTTGATGAGTTGGCTTTAAAGTTTTTTGAGTTTAAAAGTATAGATTTGAGTGAAGATTATATCAAAAAACAAAAAAGCCGTTATAACTACTTTGTTAAACCTATGCTTGGTGGGATGGTTGCTGAGGATATAACAAAAAAAGATATTATAGATACTATCAACAATATACCAAATGCAAATACTAGAAGCACTAAAAAAACAGATCTAAGAGAGACTAAAAGAATAGTTTTGCTTCTGATAAGTAGTATATTTAAATATTCAAATTCTAATGACTTGTTAAAAAATAATGCTTATCTAACCATAGACCCTAAAGTTTTAGTACCTAAAAGAAGTGATAATCATTTTAAATCTATCACAAATGAAACTGAATTTAAAAAACTCTATAAAATGTTATATGATTATGTAGGGGATGTTAGTACTAAATATGCTTTACTTTTTTTAGTGCATACAGCTTTGAGGTCGCATAATGTTAGATTTTTGAAGTGGGATAATATAGATTTTGAAAAAAGAATTATTGAATTTAGTAAAGATGAGATGAAAGCTCGTGAAGTTTTTAGACTACCATTAACTGAAACTACTTATGAGATACTACAAGAGGTTAAAAAATACAATAGTGGGTACAAATATGTTTTTAGTAGTGTTTTATCTAAAAATAAGATGCTTAGTGAAAACACTTTAGGGTATGCACTTAAAAGAATGGGTATAACAGAACATACTCCACACGGCTTTAGAAGTAGTTTTAGTACGATTTGTTATGAGAACCATAAGTTACACGGTTTTAGTAGTGAAGTGATAGAAGCTCAACTAGCCCATAGTGTAGGTAGTAAGGTAAAATTAGCTTATCTTAGAAGTGATTTTTTGCAAGAGAGAAGAGAACTTTTAAAATGGTGGGATGAGTGGCTTATGCACTAGCTTTTAAGCCACTTACCCAGTTTTGAACATCCTCATACCTATAATATTTGGTTTTACCAATCTTTATAGGTGCTGGAAAGGTTTTATCTGTTACTACTTCTTCATAAAATTTAGTAACTCCTACATTTAGTACATTCGCACAATCTTTCGGTTTTAATAGTAGTGGTTGCATCTTGTTTTCCTTTTCTGATTTTAATTTAAAAGAGGTGCTAACTCTTTTACTATTACATAAATTTTATCTACTTGCATTTTTAATCTCATAAAAGCTCATCATTATCCAAATACTTCTGATTAACATACAAGTTACAGCTACCATCATCTAAAAGCATATCTGGATAATCTTCATTTAGAATATCTACACAATCTTTACAAATATCATTAAAAGCATCAAAATAATTTCTAAAGTGTCGTTTTAAAAACTTTTCAGTATCGGCATCTATTGAATATACTGTTGTGTCATCTTCAGTAACACTGCAGTCTTCACAATCGCAATATCTTAAGCTACTCATCTTTTAGTCTTACAAATTCAATACATCCAAATTCTGCCGATATAAATTCTGTACATAAAGGGCTATCACTATTGCAACAAACCTCTTTTTGATAAAATTTACAATTATTACAAGTTTCACTTTTAAAATCATCGTAAATCTTATGAACAAGTTCAGAAGTTGGAATTGTTTCTAATGGCAATTTACATGCATTTTCTCTAAACATTTTTATTGCTTCTTCTCTAGTCATCTTCTACCACCTCATACTCTCTTTCATTGAATGGACAAGAAAACCCAAACATCTTAACAACTACAACTTTTGTTTTTTCGTTGTAGCTGTGGACTTTTAGTATCACATTATCGTGAAACAGTAGTTTTACTTTCATTTCAACCCCACTTATCTTTGTTGCTGTTGTTGGTTATAAGCTTCTTGTGTCATTGATTGACCTTGTTGATTTTGATATTGAACTGGTGGTTGCTGTTGCTGGTACTGTTGCTGTTGTTGTTGCTGTTGTTGTTGTTGCTGTTGATAACCACTGTTTTGTTGATTATTTTGTTCTTCTTGCAAGAATAACTTTATATCTCCATCCCATGCACCAGTTGGTAATGAATCTAAAGTTAGATGAATCGTTGTTTTTCCATCTTGACTAATAACTTCATTTGCAAAGCCGATGCCTTTCCATGATGTTTTTTCTTGACCTTGATTATCTTGATATTTTTTTCCATAACAAGCTTTAAATTTTCTCATTTTATTTCCTCTAATTAAATTGTATTATTTGTTCTATGGCTTCATCTCCAACGAGTTCAGCACATACATCTATAGCTACACTATAAAACTTTTCAAATTCTAAGTTATCCATAGTGTGAAAACTTATGCTTTTTGTTTTTATAAACTTTTCATCATTTGAACCGAGAAAAGTATCATAGTAACCACTCCTATACTTTACTATTTCATGTAAATTATCAACTGTTTTAAATTTATTTTGATTAAGAATTACTGCATTTAAAAGAGCAAAATATTTTTTATGAAACTTCATATTTCTACGAGGTTTATATTCACAAAAGATTTGACTACCTAGTGCTACTTTTCTTATAGCTTCTACACTATCATCATCTATGGGGACTAAGCCTTTTTCTGTTCTAACGAGGGTTAATAGCATTATCTTTTATCCATTCAATAGCACTATCAAAGTTATATGATGCAAGTTCTGATAATTTATTTATACCAAAAACCTTATTTAAGTCTCCAAGACTTAAATTGTTTTGCACTATTAATTTACTTATAGTTGAAATTTCCTCGCTATTGATGGTTTCTAAATCTGCAAAAGGTTTATCTTCATATACATACAAACCCAAACCGTGCATAGCTATTGCTTTTACCAAGCATCTCATTATAGAATCATTTACATCACCAGCAGTTGCTCCCTCTACTTGCCTAGTTCCTTGTTTTGTTGTATATTCATAAGTAAAAGCTTTCATTGCTTTCATAGCTTTGTTATAAACTGGTCTTGTCATAGTATGAGTTATCCCCTCAACTGTAACAGATACCTTTACAAATAGACCAATGGGGGAATCAAAAAAAGGTAAACCATCTTTATCGCAATGAATTTCATAAGTAGAAGATGGATATTTTTTACACAATTCAGACCAAGTTGTGTTCCAAGCTACATATTTTCTACCCTGATTTTTTTTTACTTCTAATGCTGTAGAATTAAGTTTTCTAAAAACATCTCTGACATATTTAGCAACTTTTTTTACTGTTTCTTTCACACTCATCTTAGTTACTCCATTGTAAATGAGGTATCTCATTGTCTATAATTGCATTTATAAGAAGTTTATTATCTGGATACATATTCATCGCTTCTAAAGTTTCTGCAATATTTTTTTCAAAATTTTCTTTTGCTAATCTTTCAGCTTCAAGCCTTTGAACTTCTTGTTTTGCTTGTAGTTCATCTGCTAATCTTTCAGCCTCAAGCCTTTTTTGTTCTTCTTGAATAGCTTGTTGATGTTGTTCAAATAAAGCTTTTTGTTTTTCAAATTCCATTTTTTGAATTTCTAATGCTTCTTTTTCAGCTCGGATTTTAGCCTCTTGCTCCTCTCTTAATTTTTGGGCTTCCTCCTCTTGTTTTGCTTGTATCTCTTTTGCTTGTTCAAGTAATATTTTATCTTCCACCATCTTTTTTAAAGTGATTACACAAGTGTTATATTTCTCTAAAGCTTCATCATAAAACTCTTCAAAACTCTCTTTAGTTGGTTTTTGTAAATCATTTTCTAAAAATATTTTTAAGTCATTAGAGGATGAATTTAAAAATGTCATAGGATAAGTTTCAAAATCTTTTATTTTGAGTTGTATCGCTTCTATCCTTGCATTTTCAGCTTCAATCGCTTCTCTTTGTTTTCGTTCTTCATTGAGTTCCACGGCTTCTCTTTGAAGTCTTAATTTATCTTCAAAAGGTTTTATTTTTGCTTGAAACTCTTTTGCGATACTATCAACTTTTCTACCATAATCTAAAGCAGGTTGTTTTAAACTTTTTCTTGTTTTTTCTATGGTGTTTCTCGCTTTTACAAAAGCTTTATGACCATTTAAAACAAATTGATACTGTTTAGAAACTATTTCATCATCTGCATTTACATCAATAACTGGTATCTCTTTGTACTCAGTTAATAATGTATTTATATAATTATCATCTATTGGATATTTTATATCTTTCAATACAGGGGCTTTTAAATCCTCTTTATTGTTTTTTTCTATTTCCACATCGATAATGTTTTCATTTGGCATCACACTCATTTTTTCATCTCCTTAAAGTATTTTTTATATTTTTTAACTGCTTTTTCATAGTAAGCTTGATTTTTTGATAAAGTGGTCATAACTCATACCTCCATAGTATGTATTTAACTTTGTAAACTTGGTAAAGGTGTATAAATCTTTTCATCAATAGTTCTCTCCCCAGTTTCTTTTATACTCTTTATGTATGTTGTAAGAAACAATTACTAGACAAACTACACAACTAACTAAAATAAATTCCACCATTTGCATTCCTTTTCTTGGTTTTTTTCCATAAGTGATAGGGCTTTACCTATGCTTATCTTGTTTGTTTTGCTTATGAAGTTGAGTATAAGCATCTGTTTTGTTGCATCCATTTTTTTACTCCTAGTGTTAAGGTTTTAAACACTCATAGAACCACATAAACGGCTAAACGGCTACCGTTGTAAATAATCAACATTTATTTTTTTTAGGTTTGAAACTCAACAATAGTCGTAGGTCTCTTTAGTTTAATAAAAGGTTTATAACTTTGGTTTATCTTTATGTGTGGTTTTATGTGTGGTTTTATGAGTGTTTTATTTGATGATAATAAGCCATTTTAAGACTTATTACCATTTATAAACTGTGATGACTTCATTGTGTCTATCACTTCTTGAATATCTTTCATATTTTCCAAATATTCCATTACCTTTAGCTACTTGCTTGTAAACTGAAAGATTAAGAGTTTTTTGAAATATGATGCCTTTTGTCGCAACTTTCCCATTTAAAGTATATTGTTGCATTGCCCAGTACCAAGATGCAACAGCTATAAAAATAGCCATTGTTGCAAAAAGCTTAAATGTACTCATCTAGCTTTAAACCTAATTTTTGTGCGATAGTTTTTAACTCTTTTTCTTCAGCAGGTTCGCACTCACCATCTGCAAAAGCTACCTCAATAGCCATAACAAGCACCATCTCTGAATCTTCTTTGTTATCTTTAACATCAGCAATCTCTCTCATAGTGTTGAGGCGACCCATACGATAACCACTCTCAAATACTTTACAAAGTTTGTCGAACTCTTGCATAGGCTCTGTACCAAATGCTTCAAGTGCTTTAGAGTTTTCTATAATACCAGCGATTGCTGTTATCTCTTCATCTTTTAGTTCACCATCTGCATAAGCGATTAAAGTCGCGGCTCCAACCATAGCTTCCATTAAGTCTTTGTTTTCAGCTTTTACTGATTTATTTGCAAGTTCAGTACCTGCACCTTTTAATTTCTTCATAAATCCAAACATTTATATCCTTTGAGTGTTTTAAATGACCTGCACATGACCTAGTGTAAGTGCAGGAACTTTATAGTTATTCTTTAGCTTTTGTCTCTGGTCTAAGAAAACTATTAAAAATTAGACCACCTAGAAACATAAATGATATGCTTTTAGCTAGTCTAAATAATCCGTTTTTAGACTGGAACATAAGCCAGTGAGACCCCCTTGGAGGACTTCCTATTTTTATTGTTATGGTGATATGGTTTACAACAAAAAAGAGGGAGGTTAAATCGCAGAGCCTCTTTTACCGTGTTTGGTTTCTCTCTTTTTTGTTATAATCTATGTTATGCACTTCCAAATCCTATGAGGGGATTGGAGGTGATGAAAATGGCGAATAAAAAACAAAGTTCTAGCAAACTCGCAAAGTTAGCTTCTAAAGTTTTAAGAGATGGTAGGTACTCCAAGGCTTCTAAAAGTCTTGCAGGTTCTGTACTATCTCAAACTAAGAAAAAATAGTTAGAAAATCATTTTTAAACACCCTCATCGGAAGTGCTACTTTTTTGTTATAATCATCTCTTACGAAGAGAGGATATATAATCTAGTAGGTCTATAAACTCTTGACAATACTCAAGGTCATGACCCAACTCATCTGAGAACTTATACTTTCTGAAAAGGTTTTTAATCTCTTTGATAGTCATATTCTCCAAATCTCTTTTAGGAGGTTCACACATGGTACATACTCCTGTAAATTCATCAAACTTAAAAAGTGTAGGCTATGAAAATAAAACCCTAGAAATAACTTTTAAAAATAATACTGTTTATCAATATTTCGATGTAGAAATAAACAAGTATCACGGATTATTAAATGCTTCATCTAAAGGAACTTATTTAGATAGACATATAAAAAAAGGTGGTTATCGTTACTCAAAAATAAAATAACTTTAAATCCTCTCTTCGTTACACTTTTCAAAGAACTCAACTCAAACAAAATCTTTTTAGGTTTTTTGTTTGGTTGGTGTAATATTAACAATATGTTAATTAAAGCTATCTTAAAATAATAACATATTGTTAATTTATGCTATAATTTCATAAATCAGATTAGAAAGGTTAGATAGTGAGTGAAAAAGAGATGCTAAAAAAATGTTTAAAAGTTTTAAAAAGTGTGGAGCATACAATAGCTTTTCATAATGGTTTGTATGCAACAGACTTAGAAGAAAAAAAGAGTGATGAGCATTTTCAGCTAGATACCACTGAGGATTTAAAAGATTTGCAAGAGATGCAAAAGTTGATTAGTAACAGTTGTACTTTTTAAATATAAATTTATAGTAATGTTTACCGTGTGAATTTTTATATGGATTGTTTAAGAACTCTTGAAAAACATCACTGGGAACATTACAGTAGGTATATGTTGTCGAGTTATTTATAAATTTGATATTCATTTTATGTGATGATTCATCATAGCCAATAGCTGTTATAGATGATGAAGTTACTTTTATCATGTTCATTGTTAAATGTCCTTATGTTAGTTTGAATTTTAGCACTTCAATTATAGCATAAGGGCATTTTCGAGTGTATTTTAATTTTAAAGGATAGATAGTGAGTGAAAAAGAGATTGAAAAAGTACAAAGAGATAAAACTCTTAAAAAGGCTAAAAAGATTGTTAGTAAGATTGATGATAGTAGAGAAGCTTTAACAATTATAAAAATGATTATGGCTTCTTTTAATGTTCCTAAGTGTTATATTACTGAATAAAAGGTTAGAGGATGAGTGAAAAGAAAGAATTACGAAAGATGATTAAAAAAGCTAAGAAGCAAGATACAACAGTTACAAAGTTATCTAAAGCTATGTTGGATTTGGGTTATGTGATAAAAGATTATAAGCTTAATCTTGATTGTGTAATAAATGATGAACCAACGATAGAGTTAAAACTCCATCGTTTAAAATTTTAAGCTCCTATCACTTTCCCAAATTTAACACCTTGGGATGGTTTTCTAGTTGAGCTTTCAATCTCTTTATACTTTTGTTTGAAGAGGTCGTAAGCTTCTATGGGTTTGTCATCTGCATATAGTTTTTTGACATCATCAAAATTACCGACTAGTTGAACAAAAAGAGGCATTAACAAGTCTTTTTTATCTAGTTCCATTGTGAGGTCTCCTTTCTTATAAGATTTATTTCTGCTACGAAATATAAGTCATTATATCAAAGGCGACCTTAGAGTGAAAAAAATTAAAAAGGATAAAGTATGAGTAAAAAGAAAAAAGTAAATATCCAGCTTGTAGATGTTGATGTAGTTATGTTTTTAAGTAGGGATGATTATCATAAATACTTACATAAAAAAGGTGTTTATGATGTAGAAATGCACAGTGATGGTGTTTGTACCTCTTTAGCTAAAGGTACTAAGTTTAAGTTGGTTATAGGTATAGAGGTGGGTAAACATAAGCCGTTAGAGATAAAAGGGCTTATAGTGCATGAACTAAGTCATGCTATTACTTTGTTGTTTAAAGAGTATGGTTTTAATGATGATGAACTTAGAAGTTACCTGTTACAGTTTCTTTATATAGAGTTTATAGGTTGGGTTGATGGGGTTTTAACTCCGTAAACCTTACGGAACTACAAACTACCAAATTAAAAGATTACAATCTACTAAATGGTCTTTTAACTTATCACCTTTAGAAGTCGCATCTAAATCATTTTTATAATAAAAACATTTATCATAGTTCTTTGATTTATTTGTAATTCTTTTATAAAAAGCACTTGGAACAGCTATCTTATTTTTACCTATTCTTTTAGGGTCTTTAGAATATTCAACACCAATAACTACATTTGCACTACCTAGTTTATAAGCTATTTTTCTTTCAAGTTTTTCGGTTTTTATCCATGTTCTACGATTTACAGTAGGTGCTTGTGGGATGATGTTTGCCATACTGTAAACTTTTCTTAATGCTTTCTTATCATAATCAAAAGAGGCATCAGGTGCTAAATGACCTCTATCATAGCCACTATGTTTATAGTCTTTAGATTTGCTTCTGTATTTTACTGGTATGTTTTTCTCACTATAAAATTTAGGTCTTTTTTTGATATTTGTTTTATTTACTAAAGTCCCATCTAGTTTATAAGCAACATATAAAGCACCTTTCAATTCATCATTATAATATATTTTATAAATCTCTTTGTCTATCTCTCTATCATAATCATAATGTCTATTGTTTTCTTTCCATATTTTAAAATTTGTTTTAGATAAAACTAAATTATATAGTTTTGCATTTAAAATATAATCAATATTTTTTAAATCAATATTTTTTATATTATTCTTTTTAAAATAAAAACTTCCATTAGCACCATAAATAGCAATAGAACTATCATTTAGAAGCTTTATATCTCTTACATTATATATTTTTCTATTATTGATAATGATATTAGGCTTATCAGCATATTCTAAATCTAATTTAGTTGGTTTAGAATCTTTAGTGTACTCTTTTGGGTCTAAAAATTTATCTGATAAATTATTTATTCCTACAGAGATAGATGCAGTTATTTCAGATAAATTTAATGATGTATCTTTAAAATTAGAAGTAGTTTTATCTTTTTTTATAGCCTCTTTTTTTGTGGAGTGTTGTCGTTTTTCTAATAATTCTTTTGCTGTTGTAACTGCATTGTCATTTATATAAACACTAGCACTATTAGATAATTTATTACCTACTATAGTTATAGTACATTCAAGTATTGCCCATCTAGTGTATTTAAAATCATTCTTACTTATATCCAAATAAGGACTTTGTTCGCCAAAAACAGTTCCTTGCTTTTTTGATATTAATTTTCCTTTAGTATTAGCACTTGTTTCTTTAAAAAGAGAACAATTATAATGAGTTTGTATGTCATCATTTAAAATGATACTAGAATCAGTTTTTTTATTTCTTAGAAGAAAAGATACTTCAACAGATTTATTATCAGCTAAAGAACCATTTATCTTTAATAAATCAGCATCTTTAGGTGAAGTAATATAAGAAAACAATAAACTTTTTAATAAAATTAAAATTAAAAAATATTTCATTTTTAAAACTCCGTATCAACAACACCCAGAACACGAGCCATCTTTAAAGTGTGTGGTTCATCTGCATGAACTGTTATAACATCATGTTCTGAGTTTATAGGTACTAAGCTTATGATATCGCCTTTTTCATTTAATTTATATTTTTTGATGCCACTTTCGCCATTTAAAGTGTAGTGTACGATATGACCATTATCTATGGTTTCATTTGGTAAACAATATACTAAGTTATTATGGTTGATTTTAGGACTCATGGAGTTACCCTCAGCTTTTACTGCATACATACCATCTCTATAAATATCTATACTTACTGGTACTGGTTCATAACCATCTAGTGCATACTCTTGTGGAACACCACATGATGCAAGACCTATGAGGGGGATTGTTTTTAATTGGATTTTGTTTTCATTTCCTAGTAAGTAATCTTCACTTACTTTTAATAATTTAGCTAATTTTGGTATATGTTCAATTTGAAACTTTCTACCTTTTCTTTTAAGAATATCACTAACACTCGGAGGAGCAATACCAATAGCAGTAGCAATATCTTTTTGGGTTATTTTTAATTCTTTTTGTATTTTTTTTACTCTTTCAACTATATCCATAATAATTTCCTTAAATATTAACAATATGATAACATGACTACAAATAACAAATTGTTACTCTTTAAGGGTTATATAATTAACATATTGTTATTATATTAGTCATGAAACATAAAATAAACACTCAAAAAGTTAAAAACCTACTAGATAAACAAAAAAAATCAAATGCAGAATTAGCAAGAAAGACTGGATTAGAAACTCCTGCCATATCATCTGCTTTTAAGGGTAAAAGAAATTTACCTTTAGCTTATTTTATTTCAATAGCCAACTTTTTAAATGTTGAACCTCTATCTTTATTACAAATAGATGATACCCCTAAAAAAAATAATGTTCAAGGGAATTTATAAATGTTTGAAGATGATAAAAAACATTCTAAAAAAGTTACTCTAAATCTTACAGAGGAGGATTATATAAAACTCTTAGAGTTGAGCGA